TAGATACCTCAAGACTAAAACTAGTCGGCTTTTTCCCCTTCCATCCCATGACTTTTAACCTCGCTTTCCTCATACATCTTAAAGAGATCCTGAGCGATCGCCTGAATTGAATAAGCTTCAAACTCAGAGCTCGGTTCTCGTTCACCCATTAGCTTTTTCATCTTTTGCCAGACATGAACAGCTTCATGTAAAAGCAATCCATAAACTTGAATTTGATCTTTATCGGATGTATCCCCAATCTGGACAATCGCATATGCACCATCAGAAAAAGTACTAACCTGTGCATCCGCTCCCATATCCAAAAATTGATCAGCCTTATCCATATCTTCAAATAACAAATCCATGTGTAGTTGATTTCGAGCAAGCGTGTACTGCACATGTTGGAAAGGAGAGATATACCATTCAGGAATATAATCTATACTTATCATCTAAACTCCAAAATTGCATTCATTAAAAAACCCGCCGAAGCGGGTTTAATTATCATTTTTAGAATTATCCAAGCCCAACAAAAACATTGGTACCTTTAACGGTATTATTTGAAAAACTTGATCCACCAATATTTAACTGAAAAGGAGTTCCCGTAATATTTAATCCAATCGGTCTTAAATCTAAATGAGAAATTGTAGCTGATTTTTCACCATTGCTTTTTACACGTAAAATTTTAAAAGTGCTTTTATAATAAACTTCAATAACACCATTAGTTGGTTTAACTACTGATATTTCTTTAGCTTTAGAAATATTTTCCTCAACAATTAATGAAAGAGTTTTGGTATGAATATTTGTTACTGCTTGAATCCAAACATTTGGATTATTCCCTCCTCCAATAATAATTGGTAACCCCTCACCTAATGAAAATGGGAATCCGCCACCAATTATTTTATTACTACAGATAGTTAATTTATCAAGAGGTAAATAATTGTCTGGTAAATTATTAAATGTAAACATTATTTATCTCTCTTACTTACAAACTGTTGAAAAGGCATATGTGTAGAAAAATGATCTTCTATTCTTTTCATAACCTCTTTTTTGGGATTTGAAACCATTAAACCTATTCCCCAAGCGATACCTGCAAGAATTAAGGAAATGAGTCCGCATATCCATTCATAGGGTTCTACTTTTGAAGAAGATAAAAAATTCTGAGCTAGGAAGCGACTCAAACAAGTTAGAAGCAAACCAATTCCGAACATAAAAAGCCCTGTACTTAGAAAATCCCAACTTCTTGCTGGACTTTTTAAATCTTTAAATTCAGCTTCAGTTAAATTGTAATCAGGTTTGATAGTGAGACTAAAACCCTTTTCCATTAAAGCATCATGAACGGAAAGTTTTAACTCAATTATTTGACCATTTATTTGTTCTTTCTGCACATCAATTACACCCCATTTTATTTTAATTGGAGTATATATTAAGTTGATAATAAATCTAAACCTTCCTCAACTGACATTTCCAAATAGTAGAGGCTGGATCCTGTTGAATATGAATTACCCGGAATGAGCCTAAGGCTGTTAGCCACTCATCATCAATCATTGGCTCTTTGGTAATTTCATTCTGTAGCACTGTAGCCTTTTTATCTGTGGCCAGTACTCCAAGCGTCTGAATCTCATATTGACTGTAAGAGCCGAACAAAACGCCACGGCCAGAATAGTTTTCTTTAACTTCAACATAAGTTTCAGTTTTAGGATCCCAATTCGTTTTTGAAATCCGCTCACATGTAAAGGTATGAACGGCGTCAGCCAAATCATCATTAAATGCTTCAGCAATGTCTGCCTGAATTTCGTCACGTAAGCCCATTAGATTTTCCTGACAAAAAAGACGGATTTCCGTTTGCAATACGGTTTTATCAAATCAAGAATGAATTGCTCGATTGCACTAAGCTTTACTGATCCGTCCTGATATTCCTTTTCGGTCTCAACCGTATCAGCTTTGACTTTCTTACGTTTTAGTGCCTGTTCTTGCCCTTGATATAGATCACCTTTAATAATGCCCTTGATGATTTGATAGGAGGCCATTTTTAAAGGTTCAGGTACTTGGGTAGCATCTTCATAAGGCTTAACGTTACGTGCTAATAGATAAGCTTCTGACATCTGAAGGTATTGAGCCTTATCACTGGCAGATAAAGCATCAAAGCCTTCAACATGTTCTATCGCTTCTTGTTCAGTGATAAAGCTCATGAATTATTCCTTCGGAATTAATGCTAAAAGTTCATCTTTTTTAGCGCCTGGTTCAAATGCAATGCCTTTTTCAGTTAGTACAGCTCGAAGCTCATCAACTTTAAGTCCGGCATAATTAATAGACTGCACCTGGTCATCACCAGGGTTTTGGTTACCTTGATCTTGCTGATTTTCGCCATCTGGCGTTTGTTTTCCTTCACCCAATTCAAGCTCAGCAATACGTGCTTTCATTGCCTCAGGATCATTTTGGAAGGCAATAAATTCGCCCTTTACTGTTGCCAGTTGTTCTTCGAGTTCAGCAATTTTTGTTTCTGTCATTTGTTGTCTTTCCCGTGCACGGTTAAATGATGAAAGTCCCATTTGAGGATCTCCAAAAAATAAGGCGGGATAGCCCGCCTATTAGTTATTTGATCTTGTGCTTGAATGCCACAATACGGATCTGTTTAGGATCGTAAACACGTTCCCAGTTTGCAGCTGTAGCAAGACCGGCATTATTAGGAGCAATACCTGTATCACCTGCCCATTTAATGCCACGAGGATGTAGTACAAAGTGACGGCGGTTAATAAGAATGTCAGTACCCGCTAAACTGTCACGGTCAGTCTCTACACCAACTGGTGCCCCAATATCTTGGAAACCAATCGCGCCATAACCAAACAAGTAAGAAGTAAATACGTCGCCTTCAACTGGCATGCCGTCATCTACAATCACACGGCGATCCATAAAAGTTTTGTAAAGCACCACACCATCAGCATCACGCACGGTTTCAATTAAACCTTGCTTGGCTAGTGCTGCCATTGTGAATGAGTGCATTGAAATCGCTGTTAATTTATCAACAGCATCACCCAGTTTATAAGATGCATCGATAAATGAATGACCATCAATTACGGCTGCTGCTCCAGTACCAGCCGAAATATCATGGGTATTACCTGCCATGCTTGCAGACCCAAATACACCTTTAAGTGTATTTACGGTAAACCCCTGAAATTCACGAGCCCAGTAATCTGCTACAAGATCAGCAATCGCACCCAATGGGTCATCACCAGATAATGCTTTAGATAAATCATTTGCACCCCAAGCCTTACCACGGGCATGCAAAATAGCAATATCTTTACCAGCCGTGATGTTATTTACCCCAAGAGCTTTACCATCTGAAAGTACTTCAGACTCACCGCTTAAATCATTCCAGAAAGGAATATTTACAGTAGTACCACCCTCTGTTCCGAAAGCCACATCTACATCCAAATCCCCAACAATGCCAGACTGCCATAATGCAGACTTTTCGGCAGTTTTATTTAATACGTACGGAGTGAATAACTCGGGTACGATTACATCAGCAATTTTTGTCTCAGCCATTAGGCTTTACTCCTTAAAGTTTAATACCGTGTTTTGCCGCTAACTCTTTAGCTAGTTGCGGATTTTCATTACGTAATTGCGCCAATTTGGTCATATTTACCGAGCCATCTGCTTTGAGAATGTCTGGCTGACCTTTTGAATTGTTACTACCTGGTGCGCCCATACCATTTGGTTTTGGCCAGAAATACGGTTTTTGCTCACGTAGAGACTCAACCCACTCTTTTGGCGATAATGCTGTTTGGCCATCTTTGCCGATGACCACATCCCCGTTTTCATCAACTGCCACAGCTTTGCCATTTTCATCTAATGCGAACTTTGACTGAGCTAAAAAGGCAATATCGGCAGTAGCTTCAGGCAATGCTTCAAGCTCAACAGCAGCCTGTACAATTTGGCTCTGAATCACTGATTGCTTGAACTTTTGTGCATAAGCTTCGGCTTTATCTGCACGTTCTTTTTCGGCTTTCAGTAACTTTTCATGTTCTTCACGCATCTTCTCGGTGCGTTTCTGAATCACTTCGTTAACCTTGCCTTCCGCGATTAATTTGGCTTCTTCGTCTTGGTCAATTTGAGCAAAGACTTTTTTAACAATTTCAGGATTAATACCTTCAAATTGTTTCTGGAGCTTTTGAAGTTCCAATTTTGCATTCTTAGCAGCATCTCGCTCGCTTTGAAGTGCAGATTTCAAACCTTTTGGATCTTCATAACCTTCTAAATCAAGGCGAAACCTCCCGTTTTCCTCGACATATAAAGCTCGGTGCTCTTCTTTGATTGCATCAAGTGAATCAACAATAAATGGCAATGACATGTTCAAACCTCTCGTTTGATTGGGGTAAAGCCTTATCTCAAGGCATTAAAAAAGCGCCCCGAAGGACGCTGTATTTCGATTAAAAACTTAGAAATTGATTGCAAATAGAAGGTACCCTTCAAGCACCCAAAGTTTATTTTCTGCGTTACCACGGGCCATACGTTCACCAATTTCAACATTAAAGTTTTCTGTATTCACACATGCACTACAGCCCGTTGCTAAAAAACTTTCCATCTAAAAATGCATGGACAAAAATAGATGTCGTGCCTCCGAGACGCCGCTCAACCGAATTTGTCACACGCCCCATCAATGCATCAATTTGTGCTTTAGTTATTCGGAGACCTACTAACTTTTCAGCTAACTCTTGCTCTGTTACCTCTTTGTCATTTTCTTCTCACACAAAAAAAGCACCCGAAGGTGCTTTTTACTGTATCAATATTTTACTTATTCTTCTGGCGTACAATAGAATCAAATGCTTTATTAACAGTTTGTTTAGCTAAATTTTTAGCTTGGCTACTCAACTCGGTTTGCTTTTTTAACTCTGCAAAATTATCAAAGTTAGTATCCGTATAGTTTATAAACTCTCTTTTTACCGAGCTATAATTAATCTTTTGCATCATTATTATCCTTTAAATAGTTTGCTATAAAATGCTGGTTAAGTTCTGCTGGAAAGTAATGTTTCCGTTTTACCCACACAAAACCATCACCTTTCGAAATAACAGCTACATCAATAGGTCCACCAACGGTTTCTAATGACTCTGTTATTCTCCGCTTAAAAGCAGTAAGGTTCACTAATGATTCGGCCATAGCTGCAAGTTCATCTTTTGGAAGAGCTCCGACCATGCTCACTACTGGATCAACATGCTCCGTCCAACGATGATTGTTCACATTTTCTCTTATTCCCTGCGTTATCTGGTCAATGACTTGATCGAAATCACCAGACGAAACTGTAACTGAACATTCGGGGTTTTCTATTATTCTATCTTTTACTAATTTTTTTATTTCGTCAAAAGAATTTTGTACTATTTCATTGACGAATCTATCATAGTTCGGATTAATTCCATTCATCAAAGTCGCAACCATGTCTTCTTGAGCAAAAGCAATAATCCCAACAGGACTATTTGCACTCTCATGCATGCATTTTCCTTCAACTTTTCTATAAATTAACTTATTGTTAAACATGCCTGCTATTTCATAAGTAAATACAGATGGATAAATTTCATCCTCACCAAAACCAGCTATAACAATACCTGAATTACTGGATTGAAAAGTATGATGTGTTACACAATAAATAGCTAAGCTTTCTAATTTCTTTGTGTAAACACTATTTAAATTAAAATCTTTAAAAAAATAATCGATTAATTCTTGTTTTTTTACAAGCTCTTTCACTTTTAGTTTTAATGATTTCTCTTCACTTTTACTTATATCTAATGTTCTTGGGCGTCTAGGCATTAAGTAATCATGATAAAAGTCAATTCTAGTTTTTATTAAATTATCTCTTTTAGCTTCCTCCATAACTGTTCCATGTAAAGCCTCTTCTTGAATCATCTCTTGTAAAAACACTACAATATCATTATATAAATCAATTATCTGCATCAACAACCAATCTTCTTGTCGTTGTTCCGAAAAATATTGAGTATGTGTTTTTAAATAATTAATAAACTGATCGCAATAATCTTCTAATTTAGGATATTTTTTACCATTAATAGATTTCCTATTTAATTTTATTAAAGTTTCCCATGGAACTGCTAGAAGCTCCGCAGTTCCATATACCATTATTCCTACAGGTTCTGTTTTAGATAAAGAAAATAGCTTCAAAGCAGAGTTAAAAATCTTTTTTCCTCTTACTGTTACTGCGCTATCAGCGGCCAAAGCCACCCCATTAGAATTAATAATTGCAACTTCTGCTGTCATTTATGAACCTATTGTTTGTTTATAAATATATTTTTTTAAAATCTAATACGAAAAAATATATTTAGCAATTGATTCAAAATCAAAATATTACTAAATCTTCTTTCCTTCATAAGCCCTTTCATCCAACACTCTTAACTCATCCAAAGTATAAAAACGCCCTTCAGGATCAAAGAACTTATCAAAATCAAATTTCCCCTCCTTATAGAGCTTGTAACGCTTCGGTCCTAACCATTCTCTTTGAAAGAAATCATCAGTCTTTTTGAAGAACTCTTTAAATGTGGTATTAGCATCTAGCTGCCCTATTAATTGGCTTCGCTCTTCTTTTGGGATGTCCTTCACTCGACGTTCGTCCATTACAAATGGACGCTCTCCAGCAAGTCGACCATCTTTCTCGACTGGTACCAGAATACTGCGGCAATGAGGATGTAATGGCGGTACACGCTTAGCTGGGTCGTTTATTTCCCAAACAGATCCATCAAGAGATGCACAAAGTTTTGATGTTCTTCCATCCAATACACTCATAAAACGAACATACTCAAAACCTAACTGTTTGAAAGTATCTAAATACGTTTGATTAGCAACATGACTACGAACTGTTCTTACGGTACGTTCAATATCCGTCTTAGAGCTGCTTAAAAGGCCATCCTCATAATTAAGCCGTTTAGTACCACGAATACGCTGTACAATTTCCTGATTAGTTTTACCTGAGTTGATACCATCCCGAATTGCATACTCAACCTTTTGACGGGCATTTTCAGCAATTCTGGATAGCAGATCATCAACAAGAGCTCCACCTACCAATGGTATTTTTTTAGCTGCGGCATATAGCTTTTCACCATTTGGCTTTTTGATTTTGCCGCCATATAGCTTCGCCGTGTAATTGGCTTCATAAACAGCCAAGGCAGTAGCAGAAACAGCGAAAGCTTCAGGTAATGCAGTATTTAGTCCTATAAACCACTGAGCAATCAGATCACGTACTTCCTTCAGATTTGACGTTGTGTACTGCCCACTTGCTAGAGCCATCTTTTCAGAATCATTTAATTCATCAAGCAAATCCCGAAGCTTTGCCAACATTAATATTGACTCATCATTAAAGATTTTTAGTAGCTCATTAACAGATTGAGAAGACACCCGATATAAGTACGCCTGATGTTGGGTAAGTACTTCAATCAATGATTTATCTTCTTTTGAAGCCATACATCACCTCTACAAAGGAGTGTTATCTCGCTCTATTTCTACCCTCTTCACTTCTTCCTGATAGTCGTGAGCTGGTAATTTACCTGTCATCAGGTATTCCCAATATGTGCGGAAAGAGTTTTTCCCTGAAATAGCACCCTCATAAAGCTGTTTTGCAAGATTAATATCCGTGACCTGCACAATAAACTCAGGTTCAACCGTAAATGAATATTTTGTCGAATCCAGCTTTAACCACTGCGCTGCATACTTAATGGCTTGTTCAATTGCTGCAGCTGCACACATCACGATACTGTGAAGACTTGCTTGCTGATCGTCTTGCCGTGCACGGCGCGCTTCACCTGATTCCTGTGTATTGGTATCAACTACTTTAGCCCCAGCTTCTAATGCTGAATTTTTTTGCGCATCCATTTCCTTTTTAGTGAGTTCAATGCCGTTACCTGAAATTTCTAAATAACCACATTGTGAATTTGGAGGAAGACTCCAGACAGCCATAACACCAGTAACGCTAATATCTTCATCACCCTCAAGTCCATTAATCCAAGGCTGCGGATGAGCTGTATGGTGAAGTGACTGGTAATAATCTGCACTAAGTTGGTAATACTTCAGAGCAGCCTTGGCCATTGTCAAAAGCGGTATGGTACCTACATCCGGAGAATTACTAGTGGCACCGCAGAAAACAAATGGTGTGAAAGGAAGTTGATTACCGCCGAGATCAGGAGTTTTATCCTCCACATTTGAACCATCGAACAATCGGACCGCTAATGCTCCATCATCCATAGATAGAACGCGGTGAACCGTTCTAGTTTCGTGTCCGAATTCATCTTCACTATTATCAAATTGCTCCTCGAGCACTAACAGTTTTAGATCTTTACGACCACCGATACTGTTTTCCTTCCAGTTGATAATAGATAACGCATCATATAAGGCGAAATATGGCACTCCGTTAGCATCAACATCGACAAGCAGCCCACAGCGCCCAAACTCTAGCAACTCTGAACAAATGCGAATAAAGAGCTGTTTAAGCCCAAAACCGTCATTTGTTGCATTCTCTATCAATCCTTTAAGTAGAGAACTTTCAATCACAATATTCGGCTCAAGCTTTGAAACTAACCCGATCATTGTGCGTAATGCGTCCTGAACCCATAGCGGATACTGAGCTCGACTTAGATAGGCCTTATAAATCTCTCCAGTCGTATCACCTTGCTTTTCAGCCTCAATCATTCCGGCCGATTTAGCTAGGTACTTAGTTTGTGCCTGTTTAATCTGCTCTTCACCAGCAACGGCGTCTCGCATAATTAACCAAGCATTTTGCGCAGCAATATACTGCGGATGTTTATCAGTAACTGCCATAAAAACACCAATAAAAAAGCACCTGTAAAGATGCGTTGTTTAACGAGAAAAACCAGCGATTGTGCGCCGTTTAAATACTTTCTGAATGATGATCGGAAAACGTTTAGCTAATGGATACCCACCAGCATCTCCAACGTGGTCCAATCCAGCACTCTTATCTGGCATTCCAAAGTTGTCATAAACTTGCTGCTCTAAAGTAGCCGTGAAGTTTGGACATTTATTTGTGTTTACTTTGAGGTGTCTTTCCCCATCGGCATTCAGGATCTGGGCATTAACTGCATTGATACGGTCTTTAATGCCCGGGTTCACACCATTCACTTCAACCTTAAAGCCATTTTTCTTTAAAATTGCATGATCGGATTCGCTAAATCCCTTTGATGAAGTTGCTTGCCCTGAAGCGTCTGGTATCACGGTAATATCATGATCAGGAAAACGCTCTTTGATCAGATAACACATAGTTGGTGTATCTCTTACTCCAACCAGTTCATCTAAAGCTCTCGGCTTACCTTCTCTAATGACATAAACCACAGCAGCCATTTTAAGTACGTTAAAGTCCATTCCAATGAGTAAAGGCTCACCTTGCTTAATTTCCTCATCCGTATGATTTAAAACCCGGTCAAAGTCTGGATAAACCGCTCCACTAGTTAAGTTGACGAACTGCCCTTTCAAATAGGCTGATATCAATTGAGGTGGGTAGGATTCATACAGTGATGAAATATAATCGTCTGGCAGATTGGCTTCGTTATCATAAGTCGATGCCTGAATCATGCCGTAAAGTGCCCGTTTCTCAGGGGATGAATTAGCTTCTTTTACAAATTGCTCATAAGTGAATTTAAAGCCTTCTGGTGTTGTTGCCACATCAATACCATTGAGCAAACCAGCTTGTTTAAAGCGCATACGAGCAATGATTTTACGCCAAGCTTGTTGTGCTTTAGTCATCGCCATGACATCAAGTTCATCAATCAAGGCGTGGCCAATTTTAAAACCTACAATTGTTGCTGGTTTCTCCATAGACCGGCAAATGATTGTCGTTCGATATTGCCGACCATAATAGATATCCACCTCTTTATTGGTTTCATAAACCTTAGTTTTAAGCCCCCAATCGAAAGCAACCTCTTCAATAGTTGGAAAGAAAATGTCGCGAATCTGCGGGTAAGTTGGAGCAAAATAACCCAAAGGTACTTTAGGGAATTCCCAAGCTTTGTTGCATAAACTGGAGCATCCAACCCAAGTCTTTCCCGATCCAAAGCCAGCGACAAATGCACGGAATTTCTTTTCCATCTGTAAAAAATTAGCCTGAGGCACATTCAGCGTCGGATTGATGTTCGGCATCTTTTTTACTCGCATCTACAACTTGAATAGTTACCTTGACTGGTGTTGGGTCATCTGCCCCCTCACCATCACCACTTCTGATCTTTTCAATTTCAAGCTGCTTTAACTCAAGATTTAAAAGCATCAGGTCATAACCCTGCATTTCTTCCCGAACCTGCTTAATCACACCTTGCTTCATTAGCCTGTTGTTTTTCCAGTCTTCATAAATCTTCTGAAGTTCTTTAATACGATAGGCTTTATTAGCCAACGGGATGTCATAAACATTCTTTTTAAAGTCTTCTCGAGTTTTGTGAAAAAGGGTTACCAACTTCTTGCTTAGGTTCTTCCCAGTTGTTTTTGTCGGGTCATACGCTTCGCATTGCCTTCGGTCAATTTCAATACCAAATCTCTGTTTGACAGCATCCGCTACTTGTTGAGGGGTATCAAAGCAAGCAAGAGACTGAACTATAAAGATTTTTACAGGCTCTTTAAGTGCCGCCATACCTCCCCCTTTGTCCAACTACGTCCAACAAAACAGGCAAAAAAAAGAGCCATTCGGCTCAATTGATTACACAGTTGCCGCAGCATTTTGAAATATCAAGATTCGAAACAAACGGCGGATTTTTTGCGACTTCAATAAGTCGCTTAACATTTTTGCTTGGTCCATAACGTTTAACTACGCCAATAAACTCTTCAACGTCATGACCTGCAAGATAGTGCTTAGGAAGACCAGAACTATCGCTATAAACAATTTCTCCGTCCTCGTCTCTCATCACTCCAATGTGGTAAAGCTCATGTTCAAGTAAGTAACAGAACTCTGTATCGTTTGCACGCTCACAGAAAGAAGCGTCGACAGTTATTAAATAAGTAGGTACAAAACCAAACCAATCACGCATCTGTTGCTCTTGTCGAGCTTTACGCCAGCCACCAACATTGAACATGACTTTTTCGCACTGGCCTAACACCATAGCTTGCTTGCTTTTATATGCAGAAGAGGCCCACGCGAATGCTAAAAACTCGTCATTATCATCAAGTAACTCAGCAATATGGTTATGATCTGGATTATAAAGAGGCCCACCTATCGTTAAGTAGTTGGCCACAACCCATTTCTTTAGGTCTGGTGCCGGTATTAAACGGATTGCTTCCTCTTCTTCAGCTTGGTCAATAAAATCAGTTGGTGGGAATGGTCTGATCTGATCCATTAAATATTTGCCTCTTTAAATTTTTAAGCCATTGGCTTTCGAAATGAGCTTGGATCTGTAATGGA